ACGTACAAAACCTTATATCCAGAAGGTATCTTGATTTTTTCGTGCCAAAATCCAGTTTCTCCGGCTGTTATGTTCTTCTGAGAGGCGGTTTTAAACACAAAAAAATTTCTGGTAGAGTCTAGGTCACCATTTTGCGGTGTTACTCACAGATAAATACCCACTCAAAAACGTAGTCCGAAGAAACATCTAAAGTATAGGTGCTTTGTATTACTCCATAATCAGAAAGGTATCTTGTTGGAATTTGAGTGCCATCGATACGTCTGAAAAAAGGAGGAAGTACCTCCGCCATAGATATTGGTTTGCATGGCAGAGAAAACAGTGAAGTATAGGGCGCAACATGGTCGGCTTTGACTGTAAAGTTGAAATACACATGAACTACTTTTCCATATTTACGAACATAGTTTGCTTTAATAATTTCGCAACCCCAGTTCGAGACTTCGTAGGCTTCGATGGACAGGTCACCATTTTCGTGAGAACACGAAAATGTATATTCTTATGATTCATCGGCAAGAAAATATTTCCAAGTTCCATCAGAAAGCTGTATGCCGAATTTTTGAGGTTCTGTTCGATTTTCCCAGAAGATTGCTTTAATGTTATCGTTTCTCAATGTTGCTTTTCCGGACAGCTCACCATTTACTTTATAAAAAGAAGAATGTAGTTTGCGTAACCGCCGTCCTGCGTAGTTTGATTAGAATTTAAAAACCTTACAGTCATTGATGTTGCTGTAATATTTTGAATTTCGACACCACCGCAAAACCATCCTGTAGCTTTAAGCACCGGAATAGGAATGATACCGTCTACAGATGTAAAAGTGGTTTTAACATCGACGTAGGCTCCTTGAATAAGAGATTTACTCAGATTTACAGTCGTGTTTCTGGTGCTGACAATATGCTTTTTAGAATTAAGCGCAGACAGAGTTGTTTTGGCATTTGTCAGCTCACCATTTAACTTAGTAATCGCATCCTGCAGCGCCTTTCCCTGCGCCGCCGACAGTGGCAGCTTGGCGTTGTCCGTCACGCAGTTATTGACGATTGATCCAGTGTGCAATACAAACTGCAGCCCGGCCTTGAGATTGCGAAGAGTGACCGCAAGCTTATTGCCGGTGACAAGCTTAGCGAGCATGTCTGTAAAGCTCGTGATCCCCTCTGCAGTTCCGGAGTCATCAAACTCGGTCAGTGCATTCTCCACCTTATCCCAGTTAGCATTGAGATCTTCGATGTTGTAAAAGTCATTATCTTCTTTTTTCTGCAACTCATATTTAGACGTTTTTGTTGCCATGTCATCCTCCTACTCTCTGGGTCATGAGTGCAACTTCCATGTATGATGATAACTCTCTGTTGGTGTACTCTCCCAGGTGTTTATTGGTATTAAATTCCTGCTTAAAGATTGTCGATGTCTTAAGCTGCTTATTTGTGTAAGTCTTAAGCTCAGCATTTGTGAATTTCTTAAATGCTCTGTTCCGATTAAAGGCAATCGACACAATCACAATCATGTCAGCCGGCGCCATCGCCCGCATGAGGTTATA